CGACTACACCCTTGCCCACAACCTTTCAATCCTCCTACAAGGTCCTCCCGGTTCTCGCAAGACTACCCTCGCACTATCCTTCCCGCGTCCCGGTATCGTTGACTGTGATAACAACCTGTCCGGCCCTCTTCGTTACTATAAACAAACCTTCCCCGACAAGTTCAAAGACTTCAAGTTCTGTACCGTCAACGTTGACGAGAACGGTCGCGAGGTCCCACCCTTTGAACGCTACAAACGCATGTCCGAAATCGTCAACGCCTTCATTGACGACCCAGACATTGACACCATCGTCCTCGACTCCACCACCTACATCTCCGACTACATCCAAGACGAAGTACGACGCCAAAACCTACGGCCAGTAGGGTCAGAGTTCCGCATCCAAGACTGGGGAGGTTACTTATACCTCTTCAAAAACCTCATCACCTACATCAAATCCAAGCGCAAACTCTTGGTCGTATGTGTTCACGAACGACCAGAAAAAGATGAAGTTGACGGCATTATGCGTTACTTCCTCGCCCTCCCGGGTCAGATTGGAGCAGTCCTGGGTGGACTCTTCTCTGATGTTTGGAGGTGTGAAGTGGAAGCTGGAGGGAAGACGGTTAAAGTCCGTGCCCAACCCAACGTACGCTTCGCGGTTAAAAACAGCTTGATGCTGCCGGAGACATTCACCTTCAAGTGGGAGGAAATTGTTAAGCTCCTTGATACAACCAACATGGGGAATCTCCCGCCCGAAACCAAATCCACCAACACTTTGAACGTGTCCTCTCTGCCAGTTCCTAAGAAGGGGTAGGATAAAACTTTCCTAACAAGAAATGGACGCTAGGCCATAACCTAGCAAGTTGAAACCAACAAACAAAAACAAGACCAAAAACAAAACACACACACACATACACATATGTCAGAACAAGCACAATCCACACAGTTCGAAACCGTATCACTCGACGTCGACCTCTCAAAAGCCGACATTGAGTTCCCTTTATTCCCCGCCGGACTCGTCCGACTGAAAATCAAGGGCTTCCGAGTGGAACCTAACAAGGCCCAAACGGGACGCAATCTCGTCGCCTTCTTCTCGACCGAACAAACCCTTACGACTACTAAAGGGTTTGAGAAAGGTCCGGGTTTCACCTTCAAGAAGTACTACCCGCTCCAAGCGTCCGAAAAGAATCCCGACTGGGACTGGACCGCGAACCTCGCGCAACTCAAGAACGCCGCTCTCGGGCATCATGACGGTGCGTTCAACTCGGAAGAGTTGGTCGGAAAGGAATTGATCGGCAAGGTGACGATCGAGACCGGGGAGCGTGGTGAGATGAACTCGATCGACAAGCTGATGTCGATTGAGGATGTGAAGTAAGTATTAAGCAATTGTATTAAGCATTAAAACACAACCGCTGGCAGACCGGGATTAAATAGTCTGCCAACCAATTTCCATGGAAATATCTACTATCCTCGACGAACGCGAAAAGACTCACGGAGACTACACAAACAACTGTGTCGTTTCCCAAAAACTTAAACAAGCTATGGCTGACGCTGTAGGCTATAACAAACTTTCAATGGTCCAAAAAGAAACCTTGGACCGTATTGCAACTAAAATCGGCCGCATTCTTTGTAACCCAAATGTTAAAGACCATTGGACTGACGTTCAGGGTTATGCAAAGCTCGCAGGTGATTTAGTTAAATAATAGTTATAAATAAATAAACAAACACTTAAACTCTTCTTACATGTCTAACTCTAACCTAATCTCAGCCACACAATCCTGCCCACGCATTAAACTCCCACTCTCCTCCATCATCATCGAGGACCGTCTCCGCGCCTGTAACGAAGCACACGTCATCTCCCTCATGGAGTCGCTCGAATACTATGGACAAATCCAACCACTCCTAGTACGCTACGCAGACTCCCACCTAATCGCAGGTGGCCACCGCATCGAAGCCATGTCCCGTCTCGGGTGGACCGAATGCGACGTCATGTTCCGCGAAGACGTCTCCGACGAGTTCCTACACGAACTCGAAATAGAAGAGAACATCCGACGTAAAGACATGACTTGGCAGGAACGAGTCCTGGCCATCGCCACCATCCACCGTAAACGCCAACGCAATGCAGCCTTGGCTGGCACCAAATGGGGTCAGCGTGAGACTGGTGAACTACTCAACGTCTCACTCGGGAACATTAACTACGTACTCCAAACGGCAGACAAACTGCGCGACCCAAGTTCCCCTTACCACAACCTATCCAACCTCACCGAAGCCATTCGTCTTATGGCGCAGGATGCACAAGACGCGGCAGCCGCACACCTCGCATTAATAACTTCAGTCCCCGGAGCAGGCGTTGCTAACATCAACAACCCTAATGTTAACCTCAGTGTACCAAAGGGAAATAGTAACAACAAATTTCAACTCCCGATCGCAGTTGACATTGTTGGTGGCTCTGTTGGTGGTGGTGGTCAAACTAACGCTCCCTCCGACCTAACCTCCGACCTCCTAGGCGACCTCGACGATCTTTCTGGTGCTGTTCAACCCTTGAACGATACCGAATCAACCATCATCCCCCCCACCGTAATCGAAATCTCCAAACTCTTTTTCAACCTTCCCTGTGAAACCTTCCTTCCCCAAATACCATCCGGCTCTATCGCTCACATCGTTACCGATCCACCCTACGCCATCGACATGGCGAACCTTGACCAAGGCAGTAAAGAATTCTCTCAGGACATGTCGCGCTTGGAAGACACGCATCATGTTAAAGATAACCTCACGTTGCTTGAGTGGTTCATACCGGAAGCGTTCAGAATACTTGCCCCTTCCGGCATACTCGCGTTTTGGTATGACGTCGAACATCACAATACACTTCGACAGTGGGCGTTATCGGCGGGGTTCCGGGTCCAGGAGTGGCCGTTAGTCTGGATCAAAACTCACCCATGTATGAATCGGTTCGCAAGTAAGAACTTTACTAAAGCAACCGAGTTCGCAATGGTATGTTACAAAGGGAATGCAACACTCGTCTCTCCCCAATCCACCAATTACGTCTCCGCAGACTCCCGCATCTGCCAAGCGAAGTATGACAACAAGTTCGCCAAGCCCGATGAGGTGTGGAGGTTTATTTTAAACGCAATAGCAATCCGGGGGCAACAGGTGCTTGATCCGTTTGGTGGTGAGTTCAGCATGGCACTCACTGCAATCAATATGGGTCTGCGTCCAATCTGTTGTGAGAAGGAAGCACATCATTTTAATAAAGGGTTGCAGAATGTTAAGACCCTGTACTCTGAACTGCTACAAGGGAATGTAAACTTTCAGTAAGTAAAACAATTTGTCACTGCCGAACAGAGGGATCGTTATCTGTTAAACCTAATACTTGTTTAAGTACTTACTCAAGATGTGGTTATCTCGAAGGAAACGACATTAAGCGACATGACTTGTACGCATCTGCGCAATGCCTACATTTACAGGCGATCGAAGTGAGGTCGGAAACTCACCAGTGACAATAATTATTTTTAATAAAACTTAATACAATACAACACAACGACAAACACACCATGTCAAAACACACACCATCCAATTCCAACCGTCCCATTTACGTCCAATACAAGGGGGATACTTACCGATTTGCCTTTAACTCTAAAGGCCAACTCACTGCCATCTATCGTTGTGCGTTTAACGACTCCTCCCGTGAAGAGTTCATTAATTACAATGAACTCGATCCTCACGTCATCCAACGGTTTGAAGAGGTATTCTTGCAACGTATCACTGCCAAGAGGATCGAAAAGGACATTGAGGACTTTAACTTGTTTGATTAATTAATTAACGTATGTCACTTGATATAGACATAGTTCCCGAGTCCGAATACCTGGACCCATCCGACCTAGGTCCAATCTGTCCCAACTCCTTCCCAGTCACTGACTCTCCTCACGGCTACCGCATTGCCTTCATCGGCGAAGCGCCATCCGAGGATGACATAACCGTCCAACGTCCCTTCTCCGGTCAAGCTGGACGTTTTCTTGAAGCCCTACTCACTAACGCAAACATCAGTCGCTCCTGTTGCTTTACAGGTAACATATCACAACACCGACCCAATGGAAACAAATTCGAACTATTCTCCTGGACCGGACCTGAAATCACTTCGGGCCTTCAACAACTCGCTCGCGACCTCGACCAATACAATCCCCACCTTTGCGTCCTTCTTGGAAACGCACCCCTGCGTGCGGCTCTTGGGAGAGGACCTTCTACAGTTGTATCCAACTGGCGTGGAAGTCTCTTCACCCCCAATGATGTTGGTTCACCTTTCCACGGAAGGAAATGTCTTGCTGCCTTTCACCCAGCATTCGTACTACGTGAATATTCAGGTATGCCTCTTCTTCTGTTCGATCTTAGACGAGCTCGTCAAGAAGGGTGCGATGCAACTCTCTCACTCCCCGTACGCAACATACGGTACGGACTATCGCACGCTGAGTTGGTTGCATCTCTGCGAGAAGTTAAAGTCTGCACTGTCTCCAATCGCGTGGGCTTTGACATTGAAGGATGGGTGGATAGAGTGTCCGTTCTCGGTTTTGCGACCACCCCTAATGACGCCTTCGTCGTTGAGATGGTCAGACCAAATGGTGAAGCTAAATGGACACTCGAAGAAGAGTTACAACTCTGGGTTTTAATTTCTGATATTCTATTTGACGAACGCATATGTAAAGTAATGCATAATGCGTTGTACGAAATGTTCGTACTCTCGTGGTCGCACAAAATAATCATTCGCAACTATGCGGATACCATGTGCAAGCATTGGGAGAACTTGTGTGAGATGGAGAACAACTTAGCGGTTGTTGCTTCGTTATACACCCACGAACCTTACTACAAGTCCGAACGTACCACTCATGATTGGGACGAGTTCTGTAGGTACAATGGTAAAGATTGCTGCGTCACTCTTGAAGCGGACTTGGCAATGGATAAGGTACTCACCACTGCGGATAAAGCGCATTACGAATTCAACCTCCGCTTACTCTACCCACTCCTTTACATGGAGCTGCGTGGGTTTAAGTACGATCACAAACTTGCAGCCCAACGAGTCACTGAGATCACTCAAAAGTCATTCGCCCAACAGTTTAAGTTAAATCAATACGCTGGACGTGCACAAGAGCTTGCAAACATAACCTCCTTAAACGAACTCATCTACCTAGCTAATTCGTGTGGGGTTGTAAAGAAGTCGCAACCTGCCCGCAGCCTAGCTGAAGTCGTTAACAACGCATACTCATCCGAGATAGACAACGCAAAGACTATTGAACGAATTGGTAATGAAGTAATCTCTACCAACACTCCCTTCACCAAATCACAAATAGGTGAACTCAGTATCGCCCTATCTCTCCACCTTAACGTGGACTCCACCCACGCCAAAGGAGATATGCAGTGGTTTTTGTACGAGCATAAAAAGTACAAACCAGTTTTCAAAAAGGAAAACGGACGGCTCACAACCAAACGTACAACAGACGCCAAGGCACTCCTCACCCTCTTCAAACGCTACAACGACGACCCAGTCATGACAGACATTCTTGTCATGCGCTCTTGCCTGTCCCAACTTGAAACCCTTCACGCCAAATACGATTCCGACAATCGTATGCGAGCTAGTCGTAAACTGATCGGTACCGAAACAGGACGTATCTCAACCTACCAATCCTGTACTGGTTCCGGTTACAACCTATCGACCACCACAAAGAAACAACGCGACCTATTTATCGCAGACTCTACCGCAGCAGGCGACCTGTTCTGGTTTGATGGCACCCTGAACTCCCCTGACTCAGAGTGGGGAATGGACATGTGCCAATGTGACTTAGCTGGTGCGGATGGGTGGACGGTTGCCGCGTGGTGTAAAAAGCTTGGTGATCCTACTATGTGGGATGACTATAAGTTTGGATTGAAACCAGCAAAGATCGTAGCCTTGATGCACGAACTTGGAGGGGAAGCTGTAATGAAACTCTCTCGCTCCCAACTCAAGGAATTATCTAAAGGAGTGGATGGGGATAGTTGGATTTATATGGGTGCCAAACAGGTACAGCACGGCTCTTCCTACTTAATGGGCGAGATTACCATGTCCGACACCATCCTTAAAACCTCCTACAAACTATCCGGCACTCCAGTTTACGTCGCCCCCGCTTTATGCAAACGCTTACAACACTTCTTCTTCCTACGTTACCCTGGAGTTATTAAATGGCATCAGTACATTGCTAACTTAATACTTAAAACCTCTAAGCTCCAATCCGCTTCCGGACATACACGTAAATTCATGGGACGTAAGAGAGAGGGTACAGTTCTTAATCGTGAAACACACGGCCAAGCCTTATCAGACGAACCGCAAAACAACACAACCCACGCCACCAACATGGCGTTAGATCGTTGCTGGAACGATCCAGACAATAGAAGGGATGATGGGAGTTTAATAATTGAACCCCTTCACCATGTCCACGACGCAATGATAACCCAATGGCCAAAACATTTACGTTCGTGGGCCAGGAACAAAAACAGAGAGTTCTTTAACAATCCTTTAACCATAGCCGATGAAACATTTGTTATACCTTTTGAAGGTGGGTTTGGACCCAGCTGGGGAGAAACAAAGGAAGCACTTTAATATTTATGAACACACCAACACCAATACAAAGTAACGCCGCTACCCCACCAGCATACATCACCCTAACCGACGAACAGCAAGCTGCCGTCACCGCCATCCTTCACTGGTTCGACAATGAACCATTATCCCGTGAATTTAAACTTGGAGGCTTTGCTGGTACTGGTAAAACCACCATACTCAAACACCTAATCCACGAACTCGAAACCCGCAAGCAACCCACCCACATCGCCGTCATGGCGTTCACTGGTAAAGCTGCCTCAGTCCTACGTTCCAAAGGAGTCAGATCTGCCTGCACTATCCACTCAACCATCTACCAAGCCAACACTCACACCCACCCAGTCACTTTCTCTTTGCGTCACAAAAACGACGATCAAATCTACCACCTTAACCTCTTCATCATTGACGAAGCGTCAATGGTTTCGACTGAACTCTACAACGACTTAAAGACCTTTAACAAAAAGATCCTATTCGTCGGCGACCCCGGACAGCTTGAACCTGTAGGCAAGAATCCTAACCTTATGGGCAAGCCGAACTTGGTCCTCAAAAAGATTCACCGTCAAGCAGAAAACTCGGACATCATCCAGCTTAGTTGCGACATTCGCCAAGGCTTTCCAGTCATGGTCCGCAAACCAAAAGACGGTGCCGTATGTATTAAAAAGAAATCCTTACTCTCCGAAGAAGCAATAGCTTCTCACTCCCAGTCCATCTGCGCGCGCAATACCACTCGCCAATTCTGGAACGCCAACATGCGGCGTCACTTTAAACGTGACGGGATCATTGCGGTTGGTGAGAAACTAATCTGTCTCAAGAACGACCCAGAAATTGGAATGTTCAATGGACTGATGTTCACGGTTTCTGAGATCGTCCACGTCGTTGATGGTTGTATTACAGTCAACGCCATTGAAGAGGGGACTAACCGAGTCCACCACAAACTCAAACTCTGGACGCGTGGTATTACAGAACCCAAACTCAACCCCATGACAGTCAAAGAAGATCGCTGCCCTAAAGGGTGGGCGCAGGTTGATTATGGTTATGTTATTACGTGTCACAAAAGCCAGGGTAGTGAGTGGGAGAGCGTGTTAGTTATTGACGAACCAATGCCAGCTCATGTGTGGGATATGAAGAGGTGGAGGTATACTGCGGTGACCCGCGCATCTAAGTTTTTAACTTATTTTATTTAAACTACGGCACAAACTAACTAATTACAATAACATATGCCCCTAAACATCATCACCGACACTGAACTATCCCGCGCAGGTATCCTGTGGGTTGTTCTATCCAAAGATCATTCAACCGTCCTACAAGATCCTGGCCTCTCCCGCGCGTGGTCAACCACCAACAAAAAGATTGCCGAGGACACTGCACACGAGTGTGGTGGTCACGCACTTCCCTTACGCGAAGCAATCCGCATCATCAGTAATGACCGAACTGGAAAGAATTATAAAGCAGTAGAGAAGTTTGTCAAAGCCATGCAGGACGCTGCGGAGGGGAGGTAACTACTACATGATAACCAAACCCATCCTCGCTGCCTCCATCATCCCCGACACCGCAAAGATTACCCGTCCCTCCTACCAAGGACACTTCTCAGACATAGTCTTTCCTGTAATCTGCACTGAAAAAGTGGACGGCATTCGTGCTTTCAAATCTAATGGACGTCTGCTATCCCGCAAAGGACTTCCTATCCCTAACGACCACGTACGCTCCATCATTGAAGCCACGTGTCCGAACGGCTGGGATGGGGAAATTATTGTCCCCGGCAAATCCTTCAACGAAACCCAATCTGCTATCATGACAGTCAAAGGACGTCCATCCTTTGTCTGGCGGGTGTTTGATCGAGTCGGGCCTGAACCATCAGTCCCTTACGAAATCCGTCTCAAGCAACTTGAAGAAGAAGTATTTAACAATCCAAACGTATACGGAACAGCGGAAATGATTCCATACGTTTACTGTCACAATGTTAACGACATTGTCGCCTTCGAAACTAAATGCCTTGAGAATGGTCACGAAGGAATCTGCGGTCGCTCCCTTGCCTCCCCATACAAACCCGGACGCTCCACCATCTCCGAAGGTTACTTATGGAAGATGAAACGCTTTCTAGACTCCGAAGCAACCGTCATAGGCTTTCAACCCCTCCTCCACAATGAAAACGAACAAGTGCTTGACGAACTTGGATTCGCCAAACGATCCAAATCAATCGCGGGACTAATTGAAGTCGCTATGCTGGGTAAGCTCTCCGTTCACCACCCAGTCTTCGGCAACTTCAACATTGGTTCTGGCTTCACCCTGCAACAGCGTGAAGAAATTTGGCGCAACCCAACCGCCTACCTCAACAAAACTGTCACCTTCAAATACCAACCATACGGTATGAAGGAAGGAGGAAAACCACGTGCACCTATCTTCAAAGGATTTAGACTGGAATAATTAAAAACAAAAAAGGGTCTCGTTCATAAACTGAACGAGACCCTTTTTTCCCTTTTTTGCATTTATAAAAT